AAGTTTGTATAAATCGTTTTGACGATGAGACTAAGCAAGCATTCCTTGAATTATATGATAAGGTAGATGCTGATTTTAACTTAAACACAGGAGATAAGAATGAATCTGTGGAAACAGTATAAGGATGTATTGCATGACACTATCAACCTTCATAATAATGTTGGTAGTGTCTGGGCACAATGGGAAAGTAAAGAAACGTATCTAACTGCTAAAACTTACACTAATCCCTGTATAATTAAATCTAGAGAGGTAGAAATCTGGAATGAAAAATCTTGTATCTATAACAACATCATCTATCCTAAGACTGGAAGTAATCTTCCCTGTTTTGGTATGGATCTCATGGGATTTAGTGATAAGAAAGTTATCATAGTATTTGACTTTCAACATCCCTTAGAAAAATATTCATTCTCAGTTGATGGATTGCCTGTCTATGAAGGTGACTATCGATTCTTTGAGATTGGAAATCATTTCTCAAAGAACATATACATTGCTAAATGTACAATGTCAGAAGTTAATGAACATTTAGATATGTTCAGAACCTACTTGACTAAGTTCAAAAATATGTTAGAATTAGAAAAACCAACTGGTGTAGATACCAGTGAATATAAAGACTTTGATGCTTATATGACTAAACTGGATCCAGTATCAGGATATCTGAAGGGTAAGTTTGGTAGTGATAAAGCAGAAAGTTTAGTTAACGATTTCTTATTTGAATATGGTTAATTCTTGGAGTTTACTTTACGATGAAATGTACGAACCTAATGATGAAGATACAGTAAAAATTTCCGATACCGTAAAAAATTTACCTAAAACTGATGATGTAACTGGTATTTTTGAGTATCCAACAGAGCATATAACTGGAACTGTCTCTATTGGTGATGTTGAACCTTTTTCGCAATCTTACTTAGCGGATAATGATGACAATGCTGCTCATCATTTTAATTATGAAGAAGCAAATCTAAATATACATGCAAATTCACCATACAATGATGGGTGGACACAACAAGCAGCAAAGGAGGAACTTAAAAACATGTCAGATGGAAGGAACAAGTATCACGAGAAAGAAATTTTGAAAGATATTGAAGATTATGTATCAGGTACTTATAATGGACATTACACAGGTACTAAACATGAGTATAGGAATGTTCAGACAATAGACTTGATGGCATCTAGAGATCTTGCATCTGATTTCTGTCAAGCAAATATACTCAAGTATGGTAGTCGCTATGGTAGTAAAGATGGAAAAAATAGAAAGGACTTGATGAAAGTCATACATTATGCTATGCTACTCTTACATTTTGATGAGCACTACGGTAAACCATCAATCACTAGTGGAAACATTGATCACAACATGCCTTAATTATGAATTTAACACCTAAGACTTTAACTGTTCTAAAAAACTTTGCTGATATAAACAATTCGATTCTTGTGAAAGAAGGTACTCAGTTGAGAACCATATCTGTTGCTAAGAATATTCTTGCAGAAGCAAATGTAGAGGAAGATTTTCCTCGTGAATTTGGAATTTATGATTTAAATCAGTTTCTTAATGCATTAAAATTCTTACATCAGGATGCTGATTTGGATTTTTCTCCAGACTCTTATCTTTCTATTAAGGAAGGTAATCGTAGATCAAAGTATTTTTATGCAGATCCTGCTGTAATTATTTCTCCACCAGAGAAGGATATAACACTTCCTTCTGAAGATGTACATTTTAAGTTAGAAACTACATCTTTGGATAAACTACTTAAAGCAGCAGGAATTTATCAATTACCAGATTTGTCTGTAATTGGTGAGGCAGGTGTAGTTAAACTTGTTGTTCGTGATAAGAAGAACGATACATCTAATCAATTTACTGTTGTTGTTGGTGAGACTGATAAGGAATTTACTTTTAATTTTAAAGTTGAAAATATTAAAATTATTCCTGGTGATTATGACGTAGTTGTATCATCTAAACTTCTATCTAAATTTTCCAATAGTACTTATAATTTAAAATATTACATAGCATTAGAACCTGATTCTACTTTTGGGTAATGGAAATTATTAAAGGAAAGGTGAAGACTGTATTTTCTACAGATGATCCTGATAAAGTTCTCATACAATATGAGGATAAAGTTACTGCTGGTAATGGTGAAAAAGAATCAATAGTAGAAGATAAAGGTCGTATCTGTTGTGAGATTTCCTCTATCATTTTTAAAAAGTTAGAGGAAGAAGGAATCAATACACATTATCTTGATACATTTCCTGTAAGCATTATGTCTTGCAAGAAGGTTAATATTATTCCACTTGAAGTTATAGTTAGAAATATTTCTGCTGGTTCTATCTGTAGACAAACTACAATACCAGAGGGAAAGTTGTTTATGACACCTTTGGTTGAATTTCATTTAAAGGATGATAGTAAAAATGATCCTCTTCTTACATATGATCGTATGAAGTTGATGGGATATGATGCAGAGGAATTTATTCCTTTAGCTTTGGCAATCAATAAACAATTAATAAAAATATTTTTTGATATTGGTTTTGATTTAGTTGATTTTAAAATAGAATTTGGTGATGATAGTGAAGGTAATTTACTTCTTGCTGATGAGATAAGTCCTGATAGTTGTAGATTGTGGAAGGTAGGAACACAAGAAAGTTTTGATAAGGACTTGTTTAGAAACGATAAAGGTGATATAGTAGAAGCATATAGAAACATTTTGAATAAACTTAAAGAATGAGTGACTTTATCTGGGTTGAAAAATATCGACCCCAGAAGATTGATGATTGTATTCTTCCTGAGAATATAAAGAAAACCTTTAGTGATTTTCTAAATAAGGGTGAAATACCGAATATGCTTCTTGCAGGACCGCCAGGTGTAGGTAAGACTACGGTAGCAAAAGCACTCTGTAAGGAGTTAGGAGTAGACTATTATGTCATTAATGGATCGGATGAAGGCAGGTTTCTTGACACTGTTCGGACTAACGCCAAGAACTTCGCATCTACAGTCTCTCTTACAAGCGAGTCGAAGCATAAAGTCATCATCATCGATGAAGCAGACAATACCACTTCCGACGTACAGCTCCTCCTTAGAGCGTCTATTGAGGAGTTCTCCAAAAACTGCAGATTCATTTTCACTTGCAATTACAAAAATAAAATCATTGAACCCCTCCATTCGAGATGCGTTGTGGTTGAGTTCGGTGTTCAGTCTAAACATAAGCAAAAGATTGCGATAGAATTTTTCAATAGACTTGTTCATATCTTAGAACAAGAACGGATTGAGTTTGATAAGAAAGTACTTGCTGAAGTTATTAATAAACATTTCCCTGATTGGAGGAGAGTATTAAATGAATGTCAAAGGTATTCTGTTAGTGGTAAGATAGACAGTGGTATTCTGGCTGCTTTTTCTGATGTTGCTGTCGATAGTCTCATTAAGAATCTTAAAACGAAAAATTTCTCTGAGGTTCGGAAATGGGTTAACAATAATATGGATAATGATACTTCTGTACTATTCCGTCGTATTTACGATAGTCTATACGAATCCCTTGTCCCTAATACTATACCTGCTGCCGTTCTTGTTATTGCAAAATACCAATACCAAATGGCATTCGTAGCAGATCAAGAGATAAACATGCTTGCTTGTTTAACTGAAATTATGGTGGAGTGTGAATTTAAATGAAAACATGTGAAAGATGTGGAGAGACAAAACCTTTAATTGAGTTTCCAATTGCTAACACAACAACTACAAAAATTTATAGAAAAAGACTTTGTAACATCTGCCATAGACGAAATTATAATGAAACATATAAAATTAAAAAGTTTGCTCCCCCACAATCATTAACTTGTGATTTGTGTGGGAAAGAATGTAAAACTGTAATAGATCATGATCATAAAACTCTTACGTTTAGAGGTTGGTTATGTAATAATTGTAATAGTGGATTGGGAAAATTTAAAGATGACACTAAACTATTACAAGAAGCAATTAACTACATAAAAAGACGAGTGTGAATTCAAATAATTTCTGTGATACCTTAGAGGGGTTATATGATAATTGGAAACAAGCAGCATCTAACCCTACCAAATATGCACACTGCTATATTAGATGGAAACGTATTGCTGTTAATGAATTAACATCAACACAATGGTATCATCATGAAGGTGAAGATAAACCTTATAGGCATCGGTGGCATCTTGTTACTGATGAATTAATAGTTCAAAATTGGTCTCCTAATTGGACAGAACATAATTCTTGTTGTGATATGATATTCACTAAAGAAGGAGATTATTATATTGGGAAAGTTTCCACAGATAAATGTATTGTGGGTGGCGGTATTGTTAAAAGTATGGTAGAATTTAATGGTAAAACCTATAGAAGCAAAGACCAAGGTTGGAAAGACGGTCAAGTTGTATGGGGTGATGATGTAATTTACGAGTTTAATAAACTATGAAAGAAGAATTATTAAAACTATTGAAAGAGAATGCTTATAGAAAAGGAGAGTTTAAATTATCTTCGGGTAAAACTAGTGAGCATTATGTTAACTGTAAACCAGTTACTTTGAATGGAAGAGGATTAACTCTTGCTAGTATAATGTTATTGG